ACCGATACGAAGATTGGCCCGGTGTACCAGCTCACCGGGCAGGCTATGCCGCGTGTTGTGCTGACCGCTGAGGAACGGAAACAGCGCCAGCGCGAGAGGGATGCGCGCCGTATCAGGCCCCGCCGCCCGCCGCGCCCGGCGACGGTGAAAGCCCCGAAGCGGTCTCGCGCTGCCCGGGTGGACATGCAGGCGGGTAACACGCCGGCACCGGTGAAGGCTCGTCCTCCCAAGGCGGTGGCCCAGTGCGAGACCGTGGAGCAGTTCCTGGCGCGTGGCGGCCGGGTGCAGCGCCTGACGACGCACTGGGAGCAGATGGAGCGTGCGGCATGAACCTCGAACCGATAGACACCAGCACTGCGGCGGGGAGCATCTCGCTTTGCCCGTTCTGCGGCGACTGGGGTGCCGAGTGTGCGGATTCCGCCGTTCCCAGCATCGGCGGCGGCCAGAAGAAAGCCGTCTACTGCAACACGTGCTTCTGCGAAGGCCCTACTTCCGAGACTGAAGCCGGGGCCATCGAAGCGTGGAACCGTCGCGCCGACCTCGCCGGGGAGTTGAAGTGATGGGCGACACCGAGAAGAGGGCGCGGGAGCTACTGGCGGTGCCGCACTCCGACGCTGGCTGGCACGGGCTGGCAAATGAGATCCGGATGAACTCCACGTTCGATATCGACCACGGCCTTGCTTTGGCGGCAATCCGAGCCGCCCTCACGCCGCCCGAGGGCTACGTGCTGGTGCCGGTGGCGCCGACGGCGGATATGTTGCAGGCCGCTGCATTCGGCGTGGCCGGTAAGTCGGGCCAGAAGTTCAAGCCGATGATGACCGCTGGCTACGCCGCCATGCTCGCTGCTCGCCCGGCGGTGTTGCCGTGAGCCGGGTCAACTGGCCGATCGCGGTGCTGGGGATGCTGTGGTGGTACATGGAGACCAGCTACTTCGGCTGGAACACCGTCCCGCGCAGCGTCGCGGAGCTGTTCGCCGACGGCATGGCGATGGCCTTCTACGCGCTCGCCTTCGCCTTCCCGCCCAAGCGTTCTGAGGTGACCGTGGTGGTCAACAGGGGCGTGCCGGGTGGCTGAGCGCGCGCTGGAGCTGGTGCTGCCTTGGCCGAGCAAGGACCTGTCGCCGAATGGCCGGGTGCACTGGCGCGTCAAGGCGAAGGCCACGAAGGCCGCGCGTCAGCTGGCGGTGGTGCTGGCGTTCGAGGCAGGGCTGCGGGATGCCTGGCTGCCGCCGGGCCGTCTGCACCTGTGGATCGACATCTACCAGGCGCCGGGCAAGAAGCTGCCAGACGACGACAACATGCTCGGGCGCTGCAAGGCATACCGGGATGGGCTGGCCCAGGTTCTGGGCATCGACGACAAGCGGTTCAAGAGCCACCCGGACGTGAAGGCCGAGCGCCGACCAGGCGGCCAGGTGGTGATGCGTATCACCGGGGAAACCGAGCCGGGGCAGCCATGAGCGGGCGCCACTACACCGGCACCCTGGCGCCGATGGCGAGCGCGGACAACCTGCGCATCCAGATGGCATGCCGCATCGCGCTGAGGTACAGGCACCGGCTTCCGGCGGTGAAGGAGTTGCAGGACGAATTTGGGATGCACCGGGCGACAGCGTACCGGTGGATAGCCGCCATGCGGGCAGCGCGAGACGAACTACAGAACAGCCACCAAGAGCAGGGGAAACGACATGGGTAACGTTCGCGAGCTGATGGCCCGCCTGGGCCCGAGCACCGTCAAGTTCGACACCGGCCGCGGCGGGACGCCCGACCTGACCAATCAGGACATCGCGGCGGCGCTGGGGATGGTGCCGGCCGGGCTGGGTCGGGAACTGCTGGAGGCGTGCTGGTGGCCGGATGGCGCGGCGCTGCGCCGGCACAAGCTGCGGGACGCGGTGATCGCCCTGGTAACCCCAGAGCTGCGCCGCCAGCAGCGGAAGCTGGCAGATGCCCGGACCGAGCTGGGCCTGGCCGAGGTGTGCATGGGCTGGGCAGGGGCCGTGACCGCCGAACAGCGGGCCGAACGTGACCGGGCTGCGCACCGGCTGGGCCAGGTCAAGGCTCAGTGCTGGCCGATCAGCACCCTTGAATCGCTGCCTACGTTGGCCGCCGCAGTGATCTGCGAGATTGCCAGGCGCCCGCATTGCCAAGCCTGTGAGGGCAGGGGTGAGGTTATGTCTGGCGACTTGCTGGTGGCATGTAAGGTGTGCGGCGGGTCGGGGCTTTCCGGGGTAAGCGATCGACGGCGGGCTGCGTCGATCGGTCGGGATGAAGCTGGCTACCGGCGGACCTGGAAGCCGGTCTACGAGTGGCTTCTGGGTAAAATGCAGGAGGCGGAGCAGGAGGCAGCGTGGCTCATGCGTAGCGCGATCAGCTCGGCCGCCTAACGTGGTGGTAATCTCCCTCGAAACTCAGGGAGGAAGGGGCGTGATCGTGGAGTTCAGTACGGCTATCGGTGGCCTGAAGACAGCGGTTGATCTGGTGCGCGGTGTGGCGGCTGCTGATCGCGCGCTCAACGAGGCGGACTTGAAGCTGAAGCTGCTGGGAGCGGTGAATGAGATGGTCACCGCCCAAATGGCACTGGTAGACGCGCGCCAGGCCGTGGACGAGCGCGATGCTGAAGTCGAGAGACTCAAGGAGGCGCTCGCCATCAAAGGCACGGTGGTGCTGGTGAACAGCGCGTACTACAAGGTTGATGAGACGACCGGCAAGGGCCGTGGGCACGGTTACTGCATGCGGTGTTACGAAACCGAGCACCGCCTTCGCCATCTGGCCTACGGCCGGCCGATGATGTCGGACCCAGTCTTTTGCCCTTCGTGCTCGACCAAGTATGTATATGCAGGGGTCTACCCTCTGGAATAGTGCGGAGGTGACACCTCCGCACTATTGGCTGTAAATTCCCAGAATCGCGCACGACCTGACCCCGGCCATCCAGCCGGGGTTTTCCATTTTTGGACCAGCCATGATCCTGACCGCCTCGACAATACAGCAGGCGGTCGGCAGCAGTGCCGCCGTTGCGTCCGCCTGGGCGGAGCCGCTGAACACCGTGTTCCGCGTGTTCGGTATTGCCACCCCGAAGAGGGCCGCAGCGTTCCTCGCTCAGATCGGCCACGAATCGGGTGGCCTGACCATGGTGGTGGAGAACCTCAACTACGGCGCGCAGGGCTTGGCCAACACCTGGCCGACCAGGTACTCGGTGAATCCGAAGGCCCGGCCGCTGGTGCCGAACCAACTGGCACGCGCGCTGGAGCGTAAGCCTCAGGCGATCGCGAACAATGCGTATGCCGGGCGGATGGGCAACGGCCCTGAGGCCAGTGGTGACGGCTGGCGCTACCGCGGCCGTGGGCCGATCCAGAACACGGGAAAGGCGAACTACGCCGGCATGCGGGACACGCTGCGGGCGAAGGGCATTGCCGGCGTACCCGACTTTGAGCTGCAGCCTGAGCTGCTGGAGCTTCCCAAGTGGGGAGCGCTCGCCGCTGGCGCCTACTGGGAGGCGCGGAACCTCAACCGGCTGGCCGACGCTGGCCAGTTCGACACCATCACCGAGCGCATCAATGGCGGCCAGACCGGCGCCGCTGATCGTCGGGCCAGGTATGCGCGCGCGCTGCAGGTACTGGCGCCGTGACGGCATCAAAGCGGAAGACGAAGCTGTCGGCTGTCAGTCAGCTCCAGGGCGTGCTGGTGGTCCTTGACGGCAGAACCAAGATTCCGACCGCCGAATTGCTCTCCACCATCCGAGGCATGGTCAGCGACGCGCTGGCGGTAATGCAGGAACCGGACCCGGCGAAGCAGAAGATCGCCTTCGTGCTGTTGGCCATCCAGCAATCGACCGAAGTCGTGGTGCGGGTGGTGCGCAACAAGGAGATTACCCGGGTAACGGTGATCGATCAGCAGCTGTACCACTGGGCGCTGCGCGAGATCCACGCACTGGCAGGTGCCGCATGACCTTTGCAACCCGCAACATTGGGACCGCCCGATTCGGTATCGCCATGATCATCCTGGCGCTCTACGGCTCCGCGCTGTTCGTGTCGATCTACACGCCTGTTCCGCCGGAGAACCGCGAGATCTTCGCCGGCCTGGTCGGCGGCCTGAACCTGGCCTTGGGCGGCGTCATCTCCTACTACCTGACCGGCGCGCGCCGGAACACTGGAGCCTGACATGAACCGGATGCTCATCGCGGCGCTGGTCTTCGTGGTCTGGTCGGCTGCCATGCTCGGTGCCGGCTGGGCCTGGCGCGGCGATCGCGCTGAGAGCGCTGAAGCCCGGCAGCAGGCCAGCTCCAGCGCCGCGGTGGTCGAGCAGGTTAACCAGGCTCGCGCCACCGAACACACCCAGGCCGACCAACTGGCCGCCATCGGAGTGAAGCATGAAGAAGATCGTGCAGCGGCCCCGGCCGTCGCTGATGCTGTTGTGGCTGACGTGCGTGCTGGTGACCTCCGGCTGCGCGACGGGTGGGCAGGCTGCGAAACCCAGCGTCTGTCCGACGCTGCTGCCGCCGCCGTCGAACGTGATGCGGCCGCCCAGCGCCGAGCAGACTTTGCGGGGGCTGTTGTTCGAGCCGGTCGCGACGCCGACGACCAGCTCCGCGCCTGCCAGGCCGTCGTCGCCGCAGATCGTTCCGCGGTGACGCCATGAGCATTGGCTGGCCGCAGGCCATATACCTGGTGCTCACACTGATCGGCCTGGGCGTGGAGCTCAGCCGACACGGTGAGCTGAAGAAGCCGGAGCGACACAACGCCGTGAGCACGTTCATCGCAGCATTGCTCGTGCTGGGCCTGCTGTACTGGGGTGGGTTCTTCGATGGGGGCGCTGCATGAGCCTGTCCGACCGTCTGCGCCGCATCGAGCTGCAGCAGGAAGAGCAGCGCCAAGCCACTGCCCGGGTGGAGGACAAGCTGGACGCCCTGCTCAGCGCACTGGCTGCCGAGGGCGAGGAAGAGCCGGACGTCACCGGCACCACCCTGGACGGTGCGCCCCTGCCGGGTGAGCGCGACCAGTCGCAGAGCTTGGGCTGATGCCAGGCTTTCCTTCGAGCCACAGGCCGATGCCAAGGCTGGCACCTGTGCACGAGGCTCAGGGCCAGGTCGAGAACTACGGCAAGGGCCGAGGCGGGCGCCCGTGGCGGCGCAAGCGCGACGCTGTGATGGCGCGCGACAAGTACATGTGCCAGCCCTGTCACCGCGCAGGGCGCGTCACTTTGGCCGTCGAGGTGGATCACATCACCCCACAGGCCGAGGGCGGCACTGACGAACCGGCGAACCTTCAGGCGATCTGCGAGGAATGCCACGAAGAGAAGACCAGGGCTGAGGCGGCGCGAGGTGCGAATCGTTCTCATCCCCGTCGTGGGCGCGCATCAAATGAGAGCGATTCGCATCCAGCCCCCCGGGGGGGTGGGTCGAAAGTCTGAGGGTTTGCCCTCGGACACCGGCCGCCCAGGCGTTTAATCGCACCGTCGATTGAGAAATTTCAGTTTTTGAGACTAAACCATGGCACGCGCCCGCAAGCCCACAACGCTGAAGGTGGTAGCCGGGACTGATCGGCCGGACCGTGCTCCGGCCGAGGTGGCTGAACTCCCCCTCGTATCCGACGTTCCGACGGCGCCGGACTGGCTGCCGAACGCACACGCCATCAAAGAATGGGACCGGCTCGCGCCGATCCTCCACGCGAACAAGTTGCTGACCGAGGCCGGGCTCTCCGCGCTGGGTCAGCTCTGTGCGCTGCACGGGAAGACGGTGCAGTTGTACGCCGCCGGCGAGGCGCCGGTCGCATCCATGGTCGCGCAGCTTCGCGGCCTGATGAACGACTTCGGCCTTACGCCTGCAGCGCAAGGGAAGGTGAGACCGAATGGCGACACGGAAAAGCCCGGGAACGCGTTCGCCGCGCTCGGAAAGCCGAGTGCCCGCGCCGCCAAGTGATTACGTTGACGTCGCGATCGCCTATGCGCGCTCTGCGTCGTCTGACCGGTCCGGCCGGTTTGGGCGGCTGATCAAGTTGGCCGCGAAGAGGTTTCTAGACGACCTGAAGCGTGCGAAGAAGAAAGGGGCGCCGTTCTGGTTCTCGCGGGAGCATGCAAACCACGCTTGTGGGTGGATCGAGCTTCTGCCGCACGTTGAGGGGAAGTGGGACACGCCGGAAATTCGGTTGCACCCGTCTCATGTTTGGTTCGTCGTCCAGTTGTTCGGCTTCCGGAAGGCGGACGGCACCAGGCGCTTCACGTCGGCACTGTTCGCCGTGGCACGAAAGAACGCCAAGTCCACGCTCTCGGCGGCAATCCTGCTGTACTGCCAGTGCTGCGAGGACGAAGAGGGCGCCCAGGTTATCTCGGCGGCGACCACTGGCAGCCAGGCGCGGATCATCTTCAACGTGGCCAAGCGCATGGCCGAGAAGATGGCGGATCTGCGGGACGCCTACGGGCTTGAGTGTTGGGCCAACGCCATCAGCCGGGTGGAAACCGGAGCAACGTTCAAGCCCATTAATGCGAAGGCCAGCACGCAAGACGGGTTGAACCCTTCCCATGTCGGTCTGGACGAGATCCATGCGCACAAGACACCGGACCTGCTGAACGTGCTTCAGTCAGCGGCAGGCGCCAGGCGCAATCCCCTGTGGCTTTTCACTACCACCGAGGGATACGCCAACCCTGGGCCATGGGCAGAGATTCGGCAGTTCGCGGCCCAGCTTCTGGAGGGCGTCTTCGGAGAGACAGCTGACCACTTCCTGGCGATCTTCTTCGCCGTGGATAAGGACGACGCGGACTTCGACGAGAAGGCCTGGCACAAGGCCAACCCGTTGATGGACGTCAATCCGCACCTGCTCGCGGCAATCCGAAAGGAGTCGGTCGAGGCGAAGGCGATGCCTTCGAAGCTGGCCGAGTTCCAGATCAAGAGGTTGAACCGCCCTGCGGCGGCAGCCAACGGCTTCATCCTGCTGCCAAAGTGGAACGCTTGCGCAGGCGAGGTGGATCTGGACGCGCTCAGGGACGCGCCCTGCTGGGGCGGGCTGGATCTGGCGAGCACGCGAGACCTCACGTCGCTGCGGCTGG